CATCTATAGAAGCTCTTCGAAAAGAAGCAAAAGAGTATTTGGAGAAGAACTAATGACCGACTTATTAGAACAATTCGAAGAGTTAGAGAGACAGACAGCCGACCCGGAGAAGAATGAAATCCTACGCGCACCCTTCGGGTATCCAGGCGGTAAGAGTCGATCTGTTGAAGCGATTCTACCCCGCCTCCCGTACCGAGGGGTCTATGTTGAGCCTTTTGGCGGCTCTGCTGCTGTGTTATTATCACGGCATAAGAGTCCGTTGGAAGTATATAATGATAGGTATGGGGGTGTTGTAGCATTCTATCGTTGTCTCCGTGATGCTGATAAGTTCGTGGCCCTTATTAAGAGGCTGGAACTCACCGTTCATTCTCGGGAAGAGTTTGCTTACTGTAAGGAAGGGTGGACTGATGCTACGGAAGATATGGAACGCGCTGCTATGTGGTATTACATTACTGTCTATTCCTTTGGTAGTCTTGGTCGGAATTTTGGCCGTGCTGTTAGACGGAGTCCCCTCGCCGGTAAAATCCAAAAGAAGCTCCCTATGTTTCCGATGCTCCATGAAAGACTCTTGTCCGTACAAATAGAAAATCAAGACTGGCGGCAGTGTCTTAGAGACTATGATGCACCTGATACAGTATTCTATATTGATCCCCCATATGTTGATGTACATAGAGGGACATATAAGAATGAGATGAGTATCGAGGACCATCGTGAACTCTTAGCGACTATTTTTAATCTCAGGGGCTTTGCAGCGGTTTCTGGTTACATAAATCCTCTCTATGAGGGTCAAGATTGGGATGCTAGATACTCATGGAAAGTTTTTGTATCTATGACGCCTGCTGCGTTTACGAAAGGCAATAATAAAGAAAAATTAAAAGGTCTCTCGGAACGGAAGAAAACAACCGAGGTACTGTGGATTAAGGAATGTAAATAATGGCAAAATTATATTATCTTGCATCTCCGTACTCAAGCAAGAAACCGGGCGTCCAAGAGATGCGCTACAATAGCGTCGTAGACATTGCAGCAAAGCTTTTTAGTCAAGGAATTTTCACAATCTCCCCCATTATTCTTGGGCACCCAATGGCATCTAAATTAGCTATAAGTGGGGATTTTGAGACATGGGAAGCATTAGATCGAGAACTTTTAGCTCGTTGTGATACATTGCTCATTATAAAACTTTTCGGTTGGGAAAAGAGTAAGGGTATTGCTCAGGAAATTAAGATTGCAAAGGAACTAGGAAAGGAGATTTTAGAATTACGTCCTGATGTAACTGGCATTTTTCTTGATGATTTCTGTCCCGAGAGGAGGAGACTGTGATGGATATTGATCTTAAAAAATTACCAACACTGTGGTATGAAGACAAAGAAGGTAATAGACATCTGCTGTCGAGAAAGGAGCTGGAGAATGCTGCATCTCCACCGGAAGGATTTATTTATCAGTGTTCAACATTCCCATATGAGCTCCACGGGAAAGTAATCAGGATAGTCCAGCCAGATGAAGTGGCAGCCTGCGAACATCTGACAGAGCATATTCGTCAGACATATGGTTGGATCGAGGGCGTTGAAGGCCGTGAGTGCGCGTCCTGCAATGGAACCCAACACCGCAAAACAGGCGAAGAGTGGCCTGAGAAATGGAACGCTAGCGGCGGACGAACAGTATGTGAGACAGGTCAAACATGGTCAGAAGACCTTGTTCTCGCAATGGCTGCACCATCATGGTGGCAGCGTTTGTGGAGACAACGCTATACTCTTAGTCAGGCGATTCTGATTGCAGCGAACAGCTGTAGTCGCTGTAGTAACGTTCTTGCACACAGATATGGTCTCAAGGACGGATACGCCGAGTATTCAGTAGAGTGGCAGAAAAGCAACACATTGTGCCAATTCTGTGAGAAGGAGGAGTCACATGTCTAATTCTATGCATCATTGGCAGGGACATCAAGTATGTGCTATTGATGTTGAGACTACGGGTCTCAATCCCAATTGGCATGAAATGATTCAGATTTGTATCTTACCCCTTGACTCTGATTTCTTACCGAGGCAAGATGTAGTCCCTTTTTATATTTATCTTGTCCCTGACTACCCGGAGCGGGCAGCCCCTAAAGCGATGTCTATTAATCGTCTCGACTTCGCAAATGTTGCTCTTACAGGGCACGATAGAGAAAAAGCAAAAGACCTACTTGAAGATTGGATAACCAGCTTAGACTTATCATACACGAAATCAGGGGATCGTAAAAAGATTATGCCTCTAGGTCAAAATTATGCTTTTGACCTTGGGTTTATAAAGGCATGGTTAGGCGACGAAATGTATAATGAGATTTTCCATTACCACTATAAAGATACAATGATTGTCGCTAACTTCCTAAATGACCATGCAGCCGTTCATGCTGAGGCACCCCCGTTCCCGAGGATAGGATTATCTTATCTTTGCACCCGGCTCAAGATACATAGAGAACGTTCCCATGATGCACTACAAGATTGCATCGCTACAGCTAAGGTGTGGCGGGCACTAGTGAATCAAGGTCTTGTGGGCTGACGAAGGTATAAGCAATATCTTTTAGGTGCTTCATGACACGGATCTTCTGACCAAAGAATCGGTCAGGAGATCCGTAGTCTGTCACGGGGTACCCGATACTTTTAGCATAGGAAGTATCTCCGACGCTATAGGCATCACACGCTAAGATGCACAACTCCGTTGTACCAAAAACCTTAGCTAACTGTATTGCCCAAACAATCGTTGGAACCTTGTATGTGACCGCGAAGTTCAATGGACTAAAAATATAGACACCCGGCTGCTCACCATAGGTTATTTGAAGCTGAGGCGAGATGATCAAGACGCCTCGCTTCGGTAAACAATTAACCTTGAGCCAACCATCCTGTTGTATAGCTATCAATGGATTTTCTAAATCAAGAGCTTCAATAGTTCGAATTGAGTCATTAAGACAAATTATTGGACATCCTGATGTGAAGTGTTCGCGGCGGAGAGTGTCGAGGCTCGGACCCTTTCCTATTATATATGTTTTTAACCCTTGAAAAAGTGGCTGTAACTCATCAATAGGTTCATAATCACCTATCTTGAGATGCCATCGTAGCTCGTTGCCGAAGACACGAACATGATGAGTATCAAGGTACTTTTCAACAGCACTATTGTTGCGCGGGATAAAAACTGTACCGTCTTCACTTTGCCTCACCTTGTACGGGCCTACTTGAATCATGCTAAAATCTCCCTATATTTTTTTATATCCTCACCGATGCAATTAATCAGAAAGACCAAATCTTTATCATCTCCCTCATACATCGAGAATTTTGTATGCCCAAGTGTAAGCCCTTTACGGCCGGGCATTCCCTTTAGTCCAAGATGGTAAATTGTATCAAATGACATAATAGCTTTCATAACATCCTCACCCCATAGCTTAATATCAACAGAAGGACTTAGATCATTACGTGTTAGCTTAAGAATCCGCGGTATAAGTTTAGAGTCAAAAGCTGTTGATGCGAGACTGCTATGTGGTCTCTTAGGAAAATGATGAAATTCCCTAGTTACCATGTGATAATATATCATTCTCCCGAGTCCTGCTAATGATACGTTTTTCAGCAACCTCAGCATAACCTCAGCATACTGACGATGATACCAATCATCATCCTCAAAAATAATAACTCTAGGCATCGTCACTACTTGAATAGCAAGACGAAGATTAAGCGCCAGTGTATGAGTAGGATCATTATTTCGCGGTTGACGGCGAATATAGTGGCAACTAGGAATATTCTTGAGTGGAATGCGGCCATCGTCTACAACAACCCACTGAGTAGGTGGCACGGATTGCCGAGCCACCCACTCGCGACATATAGCAAAAGCCCGCGGCCTATCGCCCGTTAATGTGATAGCTGTGTAGCTCACTTGGTCTCCAAAAGGAAAATGTGCTTTTTCTGATCGATTTGGATATGTTTCTCGATGCGGAAGTTTAGCTTCATAATCCATTTCCACTGCTCAATAGTCTTGATTAAGGGATGCAAATTAATTGGCATACCGCCGATTATCGATGGACCAACATATGTGCTAATAACCTGACGAGGTACAAGCGCCATGTTGTCGAGAACCTGTTGCATAGCTTCTTCATCAAGCATATGTTCGATAACATCCATACATATCGCCGTGTCGTAATCAGACAGGTCCATAGGTTTCGAGATATCGGCGACTCGCATCCCGTTGTCTAGGTCCACGAAATCCACACCATCTATATCAAAACCTTCTTCGCGGAGAAGCATCACTGCTTCACCACGCCCGCACCCTAAGTCAATAATATGTCCGTCGAGCCAATCACGATAAAGGTCTAAATATCGTAAGCTAGGGCTCTTGTTATGCTTCCCCGATGCGTACTGAGTGGCCTCATCCTTATATAGCGTCTCATAAATCATGGGCCAACTCATATTCTCAGGTAAGATTTTCTCGGCACACTTAACACAAGATGCTCGTGTTACAGACATCTTCAACTTGTTGCAAAACGTATACCCTATATCATCACAACATCCACGCTGCTTAACTTTTTCCTCACGATACGGGCAGCTTAGGAGAACTGGATAGAATGTAAAGGGATCACCCTTACTTCGCATATACCCTTCTGGCGCAGGCGGCGGGGCGCCACGTTTCGGGGCTAATAGTGTCCCATCATCCATTTGACGGAATCGCATTAGGTAGTTCCTTTCATTTTTGTAATTTGATGCTGACGTGCTATCGTTGGTGCGCTTGCAATGATACCGGCAAATTCACCGTCACCATTACATTTCTCCTTAAGTGCATCAGCTAACATACTACCTTCTGTTGCCCGCTTCTTGAGGTTGAGAATCTTTGCTGCACCTAATCCACCACCGCCCATAGCTGTTAGCACCGACATTACAAGCGCTGAAATATCTGTTGCTGACCAAGGTGCGGGTCTCTTAGCACTGAGCGCCCCTGACGCAAAGGGCAGCTTACTTGATATTATTGACATTGCGCTCTTATATAGTTTTGCTATGGCTTGGTACTTAATCCGCCATAAAGCAATTTGTGCATTCGACCAAGTTGAAATATCTGTTTCTGTTTCACCTATATCTTCCTGTAGAACAACGATAGTTTTACCTACTTCTTGAAGATTGTCATTAGCGGCGAGAAGCGGAGTAGCAATCCCTCTTATAAGAGGGAGGATATTTGGTTCACGATTTTCTAAATCTGCTTTAGTAATCTCAGTACCAAGTGTGTTGAGTATTACAACAGCATCACGCAAATTGTTACAAGCGTCTTGTGTCTTCTTGCGTGCAATAGCAAGCCCTTCCTGACGGTAAGGTGCGAGAATACATCCCGACAACAAGACTAACATTAACAACTTCTTCATCCAAACCACCTTTCTAATTACTGGTTTAGTTCTAAACTGTCAACGTCTATATGATACTTAGAACTGAATCCAACAGAATCATATGGGTAAACATATGGTAAATTAGCTAGTTTCTTTATACCAAACCATAGATAAAATATCGTATCAGTTGGTCCCATCTTATCGAAAAGGTTTACAGGTAAAGAGATTTTAAATGTACCCGGTGCAGCTGGTGTCCCACCATCAGCAATACATAATTCATTTATATATGCAAAAGTCATTGATTTGATACCGCCAATATGGTTAATTATATGCGCACCACTTGTTGGCAATGATATTTCACCACCAATATCTACACGAGCAAGAGATGCATGTGCGTGCCAATGACCGTGAAAAGCATAAAACTCTGTTGCATAAAACTGACCAACCATGAATACGGTTTTAAGATTAGCGCGTTGTGCTGGTGTAACTGTAAATTTAAGTAGATGAGCATTACCTCCAAAATTGAACCAACCCGCGCCACCTGTTGTGTAATCCCGAATATCCGAAAGATGTATACCCGCGGCTAATGATACATCAGCTAATAGATTAGCATAACCTGTTTGTTGTGTATTATTAAATGCATTTTGTCGATCGGGTTCTGATCCGGGAATAGCAATAGGACCATGAGAACCAGAAAAACGGTATCCTGTTGTGGGGTTTATTATCGTTTTTACTATATCAATAGCTATTATTTCACTGGTTCCTGTTCGGCCATCAACACCGACCTCAGTCACATTAACTTTAGTTGTATCTGAATCAGCACCACCATTTATCTGCGCTGTTGCTATTGTTTTTTGCCCACTAGCCCAACCGGCTAGACCCATTTTAACAGGTGTAAAAACATCAGCACCATCTGTCTTTTCTACAAGAACAATATCTGGATCAACGGACGGAGAATATGTTGTATCAGGAGTGCCATCTGAGTTAAATGCTTGCACAGTCAAACTAAAATTAACACCGCGAGAAATATTACCAACTGGAACAGCCACTACAAAATATGGTCTACCGATTTCCTTAGAAAGATCATATTCTAATTCGTCAGGATCAGTAAGGCCAAGAAAATGCATTGGAGATACGGCTGCATCTGGAATGTTAATAATGCAGGCAGCATAGTACCAATAACCATTAGTAACCTGTGCGATTATTGAGGTGCCAACGATAGTTGCATTTGGTCCAGCAGCAGTCCAATAAAGATCAGCTATTGCACCTGTATCATCCCTAAGCTCAATAGATACATTACCGCTCCATGAAGTGTCTCGTGCGCCATCAGAATCAAGGATTTCTATTTCAAGCGGAAACGGTAGCAAGTGTTCTAAATAATCTGCAACTTCCAGCACTAAAGAACCGGGTTGGGCTATTGCTATGTCGTCAAGGAGCAATGTTTGCTGGACGACCTTTACAGTGACGCCTTGAACCGTGAATACCACAGTTTTCAAGTCATTATATTTTAGTTGCTCAGTATCAGTTAGTAGGAAACGTGCAGCTGCAAACGTTCCGTTCCCACCCTTAATTGTCCAGTTTGCTGCCAGCCAGAATTCACCCGCACCATCGGCAGTAAGTTCAACAATCTCAGTACCACCAGAATCATACAGTTTATCAGCGGGGTCACTATTATATACCCCTATGTTTACCTTTTCTCCTACAACGGCACCAGACGCAAGTTTAATTAATGCTTGTGCAACTTCTCGCGTCACGTTTGGTGGTGACGTTTCAAGTGTCAGGTCAGCAAATACAGGAATAATATCGAAAGCCCCTGTTAATCCGGCCACATAATCAGGACTAGAAACAGTTATGCTACCTGTATCATGTCCTGCTCCTGTGGTAATCTGCATCGTCGTACTTTCCCAGATACCGGCGACAATGGATATGTCTAACGTATTGAGAACATCCGCACCATCTGTAGATTCTAAGGTAAGGGCAGCGGAAGCATCTTCCGGTACAAGATTACCCTCAGCATCATGAATCTCAACTCGCAATGCGAAGTTCTCACCACGTTCAACAAGTGAAGGTTCTACCGTGAAAACAAGGACATACGCTGGCACCACTGTATCACCAATTTCACCGTCGCCTTCTTCGCCACCCTCACCATCGTCAATATCATCAGGAACAACATAGTCAATTGGGTAGCGACCTTCCCCAAGATTAGGGACAGTGATTGGTTCAACAGGATAACTAGGGTCGCCTGTCCAATAGTCCTCATCGACAACCGGTTGATCTGCCCCATCAACATTACCGGCTTTTGATGCTAATTCCAGTTGAAGCTGAACCGATTGATTTGACGGATTATGCCTAGACTCCTCAACCTGACCGTAAAGGTAATTTGTACTAACTACCGGCAGGTAGAGCTTTACAATGTCAAAAGTTTCTAAGGGTAGTCCTTCTAAGAAGCAAGATGCCACTATCTTTCGCCAAGAGTTCGAGAGGCGGTAGCCCCAAAAATAAGCTGACATCTTAACTAGAAGACCACAAGTATATATAAAGAAATCTTTTTCTTCTTCACGAAGACCAAAGATATCAATATTGTTTCGATATATGAGTTGATGATCAGAACCCTCACGACCTGCATAATCAAACTTATACTTAGCGATTAAACGAGTTACTGTATCTACAGTTGGTGTGAAACTAAGCCCAATAGATTTCATTTCAACATTAGAATTATTTAATAGTAGCGCTTCTGTACGTTCTTGCGATAAGTATGTAAGATAGGCTTCACCATTACGTATTAGTAATGCACATCTAGCTTGCCACGCAATGGATTCACAAAATCCGATAACATTGGGCCTGTTGAAGTACGCGAAGTTGCTAACATATGGTGACACATCTATAGCAGCTTGATTAAAAGAATCTGACTCAGGCGTTATGCTAGAGTGCTGTGTTAAAAGGTAATTAATTATGCTCGCAATATTCCCACTCAGGTATGAGTTGAGGGAGACATATACATCACCTTCCCAATCCTCACCTTCTCTTGCTTCGAGTGGCATGTCGTCGAATGTTAGTGTCATAGCATTCAAATATGTGCCATTAAAATTAGTTACAGTATAGTATGAGCTTGGTATAGGTGCAAAGATTCTTTCACCCTTGTATTGTCTATGTCCATATACATCTAAGATATAACCACCATATAAATTGGCGATATATACATCATCCCAATCTGCTATCATTCGGACTTTTTCTTGTGTTTGAAGTGCCCATCGTCCTCGCAGTACATGAGTAGTGTCTAGCTCGGCACTAACTACTTCACTGTTATAATAGGAAGCCGGCCACTGACCAATCTCAACATCATAGTCCCAAGAAGAGCGTGGTACACCTGCTGCTTCATCAATCTCTCCTGTCGACGTATCAACTAAAATCTCTTGTGGTTGTCCCTGTTCATAAGATACCCAAGGATCAGTAAACCAGCATTTTTCACCTGCCTGCTTAATGCACTTATTGATCATGGGGCCATGTGTTATACTGTCTATATAACAGTAAAGACCCACGATATTCCTATTACTGAGCGGATTATTTATCCAACACACAGAAGGGTCACCAGCATGAGGATCAGATAAAGGACGACCTTTTAAGAATAAGTTGCCAATAGCAATGTGGTTAATATTCCTTTGTGACACAGTAAAAATGGCTCCCGTGAAAGAACCAGTATACCTTACCCTGTCAATCTCAATTGTTATGGATGTTGATTGGGGAAAAGTTTCCCAACCATCAACACGGAAAGAATCGTAATTCTGGTTAATACCCTCTTTTAAAGTACCACGTGGCTGTCTCTTAATTCTAACCGCTGGAACATGAACAACAGTACCAAAACACATCGGCCACGGTACTCCTACTACTTCATTATTCATATTTGCGAAAGCATCTTCTTCCGGTGCATAACCAATTTCATCATCTACGATGAACGACTCTACTTTGAAATCAAAAGTTCGTTTACCCTCATCCCAAAGCATATCACCAGAGATACGTCCTTTTAAGAGGATAATTAGGTCTGTATCAGTATTACCCTCAAAATGATGATACACAGTGCAAGCAGTACCCTCTATAACAACCTTATCAACCTTGGATTTAATTGCACCATCTGAGTCGTCAAGAGTGATATTCATTCCAGCTACTTCACCAAGACTATCAGACTTCTCTATCATCTGTAGTTCTGATGCTGAAAGTATTCTACCATCAGCGGTTATTGCTCCAATAGTTAAATCCTTGTCTGCATAGTATTGTGTATCACTAGGCCATTCGATTTTGATAATCAAAATCGGCTCAGTACCTAGAGCTTGATCAATTTTAGTTTGTGCAGCAGCCGGTATTTCTCTTGCCATTATACCACACTCCCTATGAATTCAATGGTGAATGTATTTACTTCAATACATGATCCACCTTTTTTAGAAGTAGTTTGTGATTGGACAGGCTCATTCACAATATATCCGCGCCAAACGACAGCATCATGATCCGTGTATTTGATTTCATCACCAGCAGATAAAGCAATGAAGTCGAAAACTTCCTGTAAATTAGGTTTACTTATCTCTGCGAAGATAAGTAATAATTTCTTTGTTGCGGCTGTCCTTCTATAACTGTGGATATCACCATCCATAGCCCTACGAAACTGTGTGCGAATCTCAGTTTGTTCAGAATTTCCCAAATTAGGGTTTCTTAAATTAAGCGTTTCAGTTGGAGCGGCATAAGGATGTTGAAAAGTTACAGCCATTATACCCTCTCTCCCATAAACTCGAAACTTGTAGCGTAACTACATTCATCACGATTTGTTACGACATCAAAAACATCATCAAGAATAACGCCAACCCACTCTGTACTATGGTGGTCAATAATATGTATCTCAAGACCTGCGTGTGTCGTTACAAAACTGATTAGTGCATTCTTCTCATCCTCTGTAAGTAGGCCAAAGGTATAGGTGTTGGTCTCGATATCCTGCCAATCAGAATCTTTAACGGCCTTGACTTCTCCTCCACGCGCTCTCTTAACAACCAAAGAGGTATCTAAACTTCTACCATCCCCGATCTCCGGGTTTGGTAAGGCAACACTATTAGTGACTGAACCTTGCCACATTATAAACATTACTTATCCTTTTTAAGAGACTTCCAACGTATAATTAACTTTCAACACAGCACCATTTAACAGACTCTCTACACCGCCCTCGAAAATAGCTGTTGACCATAAGACACCAGCAGAACCAGTTGAAACGCTAGCAATAAATATCCCTGCAATATCTCCATCACCAGAGAGCGTAAATACAGCGGGATTTGCTGACGACATTACTTGTCCTGATGCCGCTGCTTCATCCCATTCTTTTCGGTTCCCAACATAATTCGTGAATTCCGCCCAACCAGCATGAGAAGCTAAGGTATCTGCGGCATTGAGAACAGGTCCACCTGAGTTGTCGATAAGACCAATATACCACGGATCAACGGGTGTCCCACCGTGGAATTGTGTATCAAGGATATGATCTTTACCCTCGTTGACGATGCCATTCGGAATAGTTAGGGTTTTAAGGAGAACACCCTCTTTGCTAAAAATCTCAATATCAAAGCGACCTTTTAGCTTCATGTTAACCTCACAGTTCCACGCTGAATTCCGCGCCTAAGGAGTTTACCTAATCGAACAACATCAACACTCTCATTCCCACTACTTCGATAGTTAATGTTGAAATCCCCACTAAAAGTAGGGCCACCAACAGGTCCACCACGCGCGAAGCCCTGTGCCCTATTCATGCCTACGAGCTGACTATAGAAGCGGCGCGACGCTTTGGCGTTCATAACAAACTCACCCGGAGACAGCATCGCTGGTATTGTGTCTGTGCTTGATGTTCTTGTACCTCTTGCAAAGGGTTCTGTTGGTTGTGTTGGCTCAGGTACAATTCGTTTCTGAGCTTCAACAAGAGCCTTTTGTGCTTCTTCGGCTCGTTGAAGCGCCTTGGTAAGCTCTGAATACTTATTGGTTAATTGATTAACAGTTAAAATAGTTACTTCATTTGCCTTGCGCGTAGTCTCCATCCTTTTATCTTGTGATTGTTCTTGAGCTTTTAATGCCCCATCTAAAGTTTTAAACACTTTTATAACTTCTGGTAATGCTCGACCCAATTTTAATTCACCTTGGAACAGCCTCAGGATTAAGTTATTTAGGTTTTTTTGTTTGTTGATCACATCTTGCGAAGCATCTCCAGCAAGAGTATAAACATGTGGTATTGTTTCAAGTTGTTTTGATGATTCCCTTATAAGTTTTACATATTCATCAGTACCTTTACCTGTTGCAATAAATTTATCTGATGCTGCCGTTAATTTTGACATAACAGCAGTAAGATTCTTCCATTTTTGAATAGCTTCTTGCGGCATTGTGTATATTCTTGGAGCATTAGCAGCAAAATTCAACAGTGCCCTATTTACATCTTTAAATCTACCCTGTGAAATACTTAAGATACTGATAGCTTTTTTATATTTTTCAAGATTTCCCTGCTGTAAAGTTGCTTGTTGATTTAATAAATCAATAGTTTTTTGTATCTCAACTAAATTATCATTATTAGCTTTTTGCTCTTCACGAATACGAACAGCTTGCAATCGTGTCTTTACTAATTCTGATTCTTCTTGAAGCTGTTTGTTAAGTAATGTAGCAGCTTCTATCTGTTCAGCAGCCTTAAGCTCAGTGACAAGCTCCTTGACCCTTAATACTCTTTCTTCAAAAGACTTATTAATTTCAATGGAGGTCTGTGCAAAGAATGTTTCGTCTAGTTTTTGACCTCTAATATCTTTGAAGCGAGCGACAAGGAAAAGATGCCGTAGTTCTGCTTTACGCTTCTTTTCTTCAATTTTTAAGAGTTCTGATTGTATTCGCGTCTGTGCTGCTAGAATAGTGCTTTCCGCTTGTGACATAAGTTTCTGTAAATTTGTCTCAAGCTGAGAACTAAATTCCCCTAAGCGGTTACTAGCTAATATGCTGAGTTCTTCTTGTTGTTTTCTTTGTTCCTCTGTTGCTTCAATACTGATTTTTGCACGTTGTTTTCTAAGGCTGTTGATTCGAGACTTACTCTTCTTATGGCTGGCTTCTGCTAATTTCTCTGAATTTTCACTTAGTTTTTCTTCTGCTTTCGACTTTATATCACGTAGCTTTTGCTGAGCCTGCTTCTGCTTCACAAGGGCCTTATTGTCTATATTGGCGAGTCGAAGTTGAAGTTCCTTTATGCGATTAAAAGAATCCTTTAAAACCTCTACATTATTATCTTTTGCCGCCTGAGTGGCCCTTGACTGTAGAAGTTTGATACGCTTCAATATTATATCAAACTGAACATCCACATTTTGTAGTTGAGCGAAATTATACTCAAAAATAGTTCGGCTAATATCTGACCTAAAGTCATTAAGGAAATCAGACATTTGATCAAAAGTTCGTTGAAGCTCTTTTTGCTCTTTACCAATCTTTTTAATTTCTAGTGTTATACTTTTAATGGCGCCCTTATAAGCATCTTCAAATACTTTCGTTGCTTTCTTAACATCTACTTCCTGCTCGGTAACTTCTTTCCGTAATTGTTTAGTTATTTTTGCTATTGAAGCAGCGGCTTCGGAAGCGAAGTGTTGCATACTTTCTTGAAGAAAATCAAACCTCTTACCTGCTGCAACTATGGCTGCTTCTGATGCTTCTTCCATCCGCTTAGTAGCTTCAAGTTGTGCTTGTATTTCTTCGTCTATAGAGTCAACCATTGAATCTATAGCCGTTTTCATCGAGGCATAAGCAATAGCCGTTACAATAATATAGGGATTAAGCGTAGACATTGCTTTACTTAGCAACCCTATCTTACCTATATATCTAGTGATACCAATGATCGCAACACCAGTTACAACATTAGCAAATGCGTGAAGTAGTTCTGTTGTTTTAATAAGATTATCATTCAAGAAAACAAAAAACTCAAGAATAGGTTTACCATAGGTTTGTGTAATAGTATTTTTAAGTTCTGAGAATATCTTGTCAACCTTCTTACCAAGTGTTTCAAAGACAAGCTCTCCGGCTTTAGCATAATCATCTTGTGCTTGTTTGATTTCTTTGTAATTATCTACCATCGTGCTATAACCGTCATTCATTAGACCGACGGCGCCGATAAGCCCGCGTATACGACTTATAAACTTCCCTAGTTCTGTAGTACTGCCCTCTGTTCTAGCTGCTAAGATTTTTAAGAAGCCTATAAAACCAAATGCCTTAATAGCAGCTTCACCAGACTCGACGCCTATATCCTTAAACAGCTTCTTCATCTCCACAGTAGGTTTAATGAGCTTGAGGAGAACACCACGAATCTGTGTAGATACCTCACTAAATTTGAGCCCACGAATTGTTAGTGAGGTAACTGCGGCTTGTAGTTCTTCTAACTGAACACCAACTTGTTTACCAAGAATCCCGATACGGCCGAAGCTGTTTGCTAACTCATCACCACGCACACGACCAAGCTCAATCGTTTTAAAGAACGAAGCTGCTACTGCTCCAGCATCTTTAGAGCTTAATCCATAAGCGTTAATAGCAGCAGTTAACAGATTTACGGAATCTGTTGCAGACGTCTGTGTTACGATGCCAAATTTAAGTGCTTCGGTCATAAAATCAAAAGTTTGAGCACCCTCTGCAACCTGATTAGATAGCGTTTGGTATGCAGCTTCTGTGATGTCAAGGATATCGAGACCGAAAGCATTGGAAAGTTTAATTAATCCCTGTTCCCATTCCTCAGTTTGAAGCTGAGCATTCTGAGAAATTGTCCTCAACTCTCCAATAGCTTTCGAGAACTCACGTGCTGTGTTTGTTGCTTCACGAAGCTGTGCCGTCATTGCGAAGACAAGCCGCCTAAACAAAGCGATTTCGGTGATACGTGCGAGGCTCCTCCATGATAGTGTAAACTCGCGAGTTGCGGTGGTTGCTGTTTTAACAGTTTTAGTGGAAGATTTTAACCCTGTTTGGATTTTTCTATTCGCTTTATCTGCCGCTGCCGCTGCCTTCTGTTGCGCTGCCGCTGCTTTTAATGCTTGTTTTCGTGCTGAAATTCCAACAGCATCTTGTGCTTGCTTAAGACGCAATATTGCTTTTACAGCAGCCTCTGTACCTTCCCCATAGTTCCTAACATATCCTTGCTTAATATCAGCAAGAATTTGTCTCGCACGAACAGCAGAAAGCTGCTGTGTTTTTATGAGCTTAAAAATTGCTTGTTCAGCTTGTTTAAGATTAAACTGCTCCATAAATGTAGCGCCTTTACCCGCTACATCTTTTCGTGTGAAGCCCTTCTGTATCTCAGACCTGAAAAGCTTAGCTGCTCGTGCCGCTTTGTCCATATTTACTATTTGTTTATCTGTCGCAGCGTTCGTGCTACTAACAGACAGTTTAAAATCTTCTTGTGCTGTGCCAAGAGCCTTAAGTGTTGCTGTTAGTATATCGCCAGACTTACTAACACCTTTAAGTGTAGAGTCAACTGTCTCGGAAGCAAGATTTAAAGTAACAAACTGCTTATTGATTTTATCAACCTGAACACCGGCCGCAGCAATCGCCTTCAAAATAGCCTCGAAGGCACTTACTGCTTCTCGGCCGCCTCCAGACTGTATCATTACATCGGCCATGATTATCTCCTACCTAAAATGCGCCCGTAGATATCCTCGGGTTGAACAACAGCATCAAAATTAATATTCCAATAATCAAGAAAAGCAGCTTTACCAAAATCCATAGATCGCCAAGGTGGAGTCTGGTAACCTAACTCATGCAGCTTATGTTGAAAGACTACTATATTGAACTCCAATCGCATGTCAGGTGCTTCTGGTGTTCCAAGATATAGCTCATAAGCATTCTCACCTAACTTAATGCCATGCCGTACAGACCTCATCTCAGTAGGACTATAGCCGTACCCCAATCGAGGCGCCCTATGTGTAACAAGAAACGCCTTAGCAACCGTTACCGCTTTCGCAGCCCTCGCAAGAGGCAGAAACGAGGCACGAGTCATTCCCGTATCCACAGGGATTCTGCTAAAGGCCGCGTATATAAAAGCATGTACAGAACCCTTCCACAGCCGCTTCAACCTATTGTGAAAGAGCCGACGTATCTTTACCATGCCAGACATGTCTGACGGTAGATCACTGATCACCGCTAATTTTATAGACATCCCAAACTCCTTTTTATATTGGGGAGGGAGGTTATCTCCCTCCCCATGCTTCTTTAACGACCGACACATTTCATCAGTGCTATACGGTCGTCACATTCCTCATAGTCACGAATCTGACTATATGCAATAATATTCGCTTGCATCCACGGACTGTTATCATCCCAAACCACCTTTACTTCGTCTGGTCTGATTCCGACACGCTCGCAAGCTCGCCAGATTGCGTAGACTTCGGACCGATACTTGGGGAGGATTGTTTTCTTCGCGCTTCCGCTTGAGTAGCTAAAAAACGCTTGGTCGCCTCCTCAATTTTACCTGCGCTTAAACCGCAAGCATCTACAATACATTCAAGAATACTGTTTATTTCGACTATTGAGAACCCATCGGCTATAAGCTCTTTTCGCCAATTTCCCCATGTTTTAGGGTTCTTCATATCTACGGTTTCCCACTCCAGCCCAGGGGTTGCTGAAAGGGATTTAAGCATCATCCAGTTCGTCCTGGCCTCAGAATACCTTTCGACCTTAGCAAGATAGGACTTATCGGTGACATCGTTACTTTTTTCGCCACCCGGCCGCAATATCTCTGGTGGCTGAGGTTCTGGATATAGCTTATCAAAATCATCATGATCCAACACAGCCTGTGCTTTGAATACTAAATCCTTGTCCAGTCGTGGGATCACTACGACTCCCACTCTCGGACCCTCTACTTTTTTACCATGTAATTTCACGACATCTCCTTCTACCTTGCTATTCCCCGCAAGTGGGTATTATGGCTGTGCAGTCCTCGCAACAGAAGCCTGCGTCACATTACAACGTCCCGACACTGCGATAGTACCTGCCCGCAGGTCATGCGCCAACTCCTCGTAGCGGAAGTCCGAGAACGTAATGACTTCCTTATCGCCACAAGTAGAAGGCACGGGGAGATACTCAATCTCCACGTCCACAGCGAACGGACGACAAGCATCCGCATCTGTAGACACCCAAGCGGAAGCAGCATTAATCCGCTTGAGGACATCCTCAATCGACGGCGTACCACCAGTACCAACGGTTCCTTTGATATACTCCCAAACAGCATCAAGAGAAAGATCAACAGGAACCTGATCTCCTTCACGAACCTCATCGAGATTACCGCGGTCCAGAGTATAGTCAATATTCTTGCGTTCGGTATAGGTAAGGTTGCCCTCACCAATAGTAACCTCAATACTCTGTTGTGCGGAACCCGCGCCACCATCCTTGAGGGTGATCGTAGCGTGCTTGAGATCGATCTGAGCATGTACTGGCATCCAAGCAGTTGCTAAGATACCTTTGAGTCTCATCTTGAACCTCCTATTCCTTGAGCATCATCTCATAGTGACCTTCGACAGAAGCTTGCAGCACACTAACCTTAGGCTCAATCTGGCCGAAATGACTGATTTGTATACGTTCACGACCTTCTGTGTCCCCAAGTAATGTCATACATTCCAGCTGAGAGTCATCATCTTCCACATCAGAGCCCAATTTCAGAATCGGCAATAGTTGAGAAAATGCCTTAGCAACAATACCAGTGTTTATGTGAATCCTATCATTATTAGCTTCATCGAGAGCTGAGGTTAGTAAAATATTAACCTCTGTATATACTCTCCAGTAACCTTTACTCACCAGTGTGAAGTAGGGACCATCAAAACGGAACTCAATAAAATCTTTAAGCCCACTGGTCTTACGGACTTCTCCTTCTGCGAACATCGCAAGGGCACCCGTATTATCATCAAAATGCTTTCGCATTGATCGCATAATCCACGCCGGCCATTTTTCGTGCATTGCCATTATGTAGGTACTCCTGCATTAGTAGCTTGCTTAATCCTGAACAATACAGCTGTGTCGCCCTCACACTTCTCGACGCTAACGATCTCGTACTTCTCACCTGAATAAACAAAATAGTCGTCTAGTGATGATGTGTACCCACTCGGTAAATCCTTAGCATCAATGATTAACACACGGACATTTGTATCAAATAAACCACCGTATGTAAAGTTCTTATTAGCAGCAATGAAGCTCAGGTCATAAGTAAAATCTCTTTGCAACCGTGTTGGTAGTAAGATAGCCCGATTAATTGTCGTTGCTGTACGCGCAACCGTTAATACTCCTGTGCTTCTATTCTGGCTCGAAGAGTTAATCTGCCTCAAAACTACAGTTACCCCATAGTTTCTCTTGAGGCGATATATGATTAACTTAATCTGTCGTAAAACATTCTGCATTATATACTATCCTTTAAACACGGTCGTTTCTTAAACTCTTCACAAAGACCTTGCATAACCATTGTATTTGATTGTGCTGCTTGTGTCGCCTCAACAGAAAGCCCCTCTAATTTAGTGCGCTGATAATCTTCAATCTCTGAAAGCCTATCACCCATCTTAGTATGTCTTTTCTCGGCAGCTTGATCCTTTTTATACATCCACCACATGAAGACACATAATATAGCTACCGGGACACCGAGAGTCTTTATAACTTCGATGAAATCTATCATTGTTGTCTCCCGTGGGGAGGGGCCGAAGCCCCTCCCCATAGCTAATTATCTTACCCGAGCAGAACGGCCCCGAGCCTAGCGTCCAGAACCTTAACACCGGCAAGCATATCGACGGTGACAAGGTGGCCCTGCTTATAAGGATCATAAGCGATAGTCACCCTAATAGCTAACCCGCGGTAATTGGCAACGAACGACTGCGCGCCAGTTCCCGCCTTCGGGAGAGCCAGAGGACGGGTAACCAGAGCCAGTGCGTTCTTCACGAACGCAAAGTTATAGTTACCAGCCGGACCAATACCAACGATTGCATTGTCTGCGGCAGTGGCCTCAAGCGACCTACCCAACAGAAGAGCCGTCGTGGTAGGAGTCGTGAGAAGACCATGCTTCGCCGCATCAGCCGCCGTACCAAACGTCACCAACTGTCCGATCTTGGGTGCAACAGAGAAAGCGTCAACAACGATTTCCTTATTCCACCCCGACGCATAACCAGCACCAAGGTCAACAGCGCCCGGCGTGTAGGAAGTGACAACAGCATTGTCAGCAACCGCACGCTTAAGACCAGGACTAATAACGATTTCCGTACAAGGCGTACCCGTGGAACCGGTCACCTTCTGAGGGATATCGTCGCCAGCGATAACAACGAACCCACCCGGCGTAACAGCCGCAGAGAACGTGTCACACGTCAGCGTCGTGGTGCCTATAGGATAACCAGCACCATTGTCAACAGCACCACCGGCAATCGTGTTGCCAGTAGCAATACTGGGAGCATTCTGCGACATAAAGGTATTGAACCCGAACTTACGGCCGAGTGAACCCTCACGCATCGTCGTACCAGCATCACCAATCTTTTCAGCATTGGTGAACTCAGAGATGGCAAGAAAATCACCCTCAGATGCCGGCGTCACAATCAGGTTACGGCCAGCGACCGGAACCTTATTCGTGCTCATCAGCTCCTTGAGATCGAGAAGAGTCGCCTTGGCAACAGCAGTACCAAGACTACCCTCAACATTACCAATGAACTGATACGCCTGCACGTTCAAAATCTCGTCTATGATCTGCGCCTGAGACAAAAGAGCCGGGACAAGATACTCATCACGGAGGCTCTTGAATCCCTTAGACTCTTCACCATCATAGATGATAAAGGACGTGTGGATATGCTGATCCAGCGCCACGGGCACGTTCGTCGCCACCGCGTTCTGAACCGTAACATCATCCCCATCGACCTTACGTGCCGCAACGAATTCTGCCGGGCGACGCGTATTCACGATGTCGCCGTACTTCGCAACTTCGTTCGAGAAGTCACGATGCACAAGATTGGCAGTAACCATGTTGGCTTCAAGAATCATAAGTGATTCCTGTGCCCATACCTCCGGAACAAACGGATCGAGCGTGTTTAAGTGGACGTTGATCCACTTACGACTTAGAATACCTTTCATTTCACATCCCTAACTATGTAAGATCGTGCTCAGCACGATACTTACGATACGCTTCGGGGTTATCTCTGGCCATAGCGGCAAGGTCAACCTCACCACCGCCAGCACCCTTATTCATACCACCAATACCACCTGTTCCCTTTCCTTTGAAGAGATTCAGGTATGAATCCATTTCCGTCATCCTCTTAACCGCCTCAGGAACAAGCAGATCAAGAGTAACAGGCTTCTTGTCCTTGTCGACATCATGAAATGTCACCTTCGGGACAAGTTCGCCTGTTGGCTTTCCTTCTGCGTCAAGTGCCTCGGCCATCCGAGTATTTGTTTGCAATATCGCCACAACCTGCGCGGGGACGAACGCTTCGTGTGACACTGCGGCATCAGTTATAGCACGAGTGATCGACGCGCTCGTGAACCGATTCTTCCAATCGTCTCTCTCCTTTTCCGTTGTAGTAACCTTTTCAGTATGGTCCCTTAAGATTCTATCCTGTTCCTGTTTCGCGAGTTCTTCTTTCGTCATGTTTGATCTTTGCATTTCAGCAAGTCGTTTCTCGAATCCTTCTCTCTCGGCTGTTGAAAGTTCGACTTTTGTCTTAACGGCTTCTAACTCGTCAAGAGCCTTTTGGGTTTTATCTTGCTGAGCACGCTTCTCCTTAGCAAGCATCGTATTCACCTGCTCTTGCGAAAAGGTTTCGGCTGGCTTCGGATCGGGCTTCGGATCGGGCTTCGGATCGGGCTTCGGATCAGGAGCCACATCGTCATGCACAGTAACCCAAACGGCCCTTAGCTTACTATTCATCATCATCTCCTAGGACACCCTACTAAGATCAACTGTCCGATGATCACGCAGGTACGGCTTAAGATAGCGCCAAGCCATCATGCTAGGCACCCCTGCTATTTTATGCTCGGGCAATGCTGATCTATTATAGGTAGACTTAACCGGCCCATAACCCTGAGACACCATAGTGAGGTTTTCGAATTCAAGCTCAGGGTCAACACCATCTAGTAGTGCTAATGCAATTTCTGCACAAGCGTTTTGGATATCTTGTGGTATTACAGAATCATCGTAGCGAGGAAACTGCAACACCTGTGCTTCATCTGTTTTCTCCCCTCTAAAATTTAACTGGTCAATAATCATCGTCGCCTGAGTCAAAGATTTGTCCTTATCACCATCCGTTGCACCATCCCACGGGGCGCTATTAAGTCGTAAGGTAAAGTAGGTAGTACCTTCGGCTCGGGTTATGTAAGCAGCCATTATTTACCCTCCCCTCGGGTCTTGTTAGTGATAGCGGCATCTAGGTCAGAGTTGCGAGATGCCTCTTTCTCTCTTCGAGCAGCATTGTCCTCCCCTAAATCATCCACACCCCTTGCGCCCATATCAGATTGCGCTGCCACAATAGCAGCAGCACGCTCCGCATGTTCTATCTTGGCTTTTTCAGCCTCACCCTTTGGATAGAGCCTGATTACACTCGCCAAGGTGCGGGTAAGTAATCCTTGTTCAAGATCAGCGGCGATAACGTCAGGGTCGATAACTACCACTGGCGCGGCGTCGATTTCTTTTTGCATTACCTCAAGTTCGCCTTGCGTTACCTTCGGTCCTGCTACGATGCTAATAATCTCTTTGGCCATCTCTTTTTGAAAGGATAATGATGGCACTTTATGGATAATCTCTTCAAGGTCAGTGGCTTCTTTCCGACGATCCGTATCGGAACGTAAGGTATAGTTATGGGGATACTGAATAGTGACGCTAACAGTTTCACGCTCGTACATCGCCCAAAACTCAGCGATCTGTCTCTCACCATACTCTAATTCCTGTCCAAGCGCAGAGAGACCTGCTTCCAGACCCTTCTCATCCTCTTGTTTACTTTCTGAGGATGCGCGTCTTGTTTCGAGATGCGAGACCGCAAGATGGATAATCTGGCGAATTTCTTTTTTAAGTTGCTCCTGCTTTTCCATACTCACCTTAAGTGGCTCAGGTGAAGGATGTATGAAATCAGGTCGTTCTGTGTTTATGGGGTAGCGTCTACCCTGTGCGGCACCAATTTTAAGTTCTGGTCTCTTAGCAACCGTCGCAGATGCGGCGGTGCCTGCTTCGGAGTCTGACGTTTCTGATGCTTGTCTCAGGTTGCTAAGCTCAGAGAGAGGACTATACTGCTCCGTATAAAACGGGAAGTTTGACTTCATAGCATATGACATGTCGGAAGAAGAAAGATTCATCAACGCGATTTGATAATCGGCAATATCAGTTAATAGGCTGTCAGAAATCTCGAAGAGGACAAAGGGTATTGCTTTTAGGTTAAGGAGATACTGTTGTGTCTGATTACCCTTTGCATTGTAGATTGTAACTAGGACACCCTCCGGTGTCAACGCCAACAGGCGATACTGCTCTACATCTGATGTAGCAAGACCAGTTATTGGGTCGATATCAAGAACACAGTCACGAAGAAGAAGATTCGTTAACTGATTTTCATTATTATAAACCCAAGAACGAATATCCTCTGCCCTATAGATATAGAGATATGGCCTAGCAGCCATAGCATCTCGACGTGAGGACATTTCATTTAATTGGAATCTATCAATATATACACCAACCTTTGCCATAGTTAATAACTCTGGAAGCACGTAGCGACCGATGAAACCATTCATTGTATTACCGGCGAGATCAACACCACTCTTATCACCAACGATTGCCTTCTGATAAGAAGTGGTTCCACCCTTACGAATTACATCAACCATTCTCTGGTGAATAGCATTATTGATTTCCTTAATCGCAGACTTAGCGTGAGCAGGTACATATGTCAAGTCTTTACGATCTGAGTAATCACTCTGTGTTTCTCTGGTGCTAAAGTGATAGAGATAAGCGTTTTTAAAACTTTCTCCACCCTCAAAAGTCAGCCTAAACTTATGCCACGCTGCAAGCATCATTCGATACTCGGGGTGAATAATATTTGGAATAATAATCGGCGTCATTAGTTCACACTCCTTATACTCTGATGCCCAATAAGACTGGCTGTAAGCTCTAAGGCGATTTCGGCATAGTTTCTAGCGTGTGCCAAGTGGTCTGGTTCGTTCTCGTTCTTGATATATCTTCCCACTGGGTTACCATCTGAGTCTTTCTTGTAAACGCGCGTCAACGCCTTTAAGTGCTGCCTATATTCAAGAGGTAAGTCACGCGGCAATGTGATTCTTTTTTTCTCTGGCTTGAAGCGTGAGAGTGAGGTATCAAGCCAAGAAGTACGATCCACGGTTACTGCGGACTCAGTCTCGGAGTGTTCATGGATAACCTTGTTTCTAATCCCTCTCCCGTAGAAACAGATTTTGACGTTGCCGTTTCGCTTTGCAAACTCAGTGGATTTGCGGCGTTCGGGTTGGGCGTCAATAACCGCGAAGTGAACACTGTACTGTTGCATGAGGACGTCTAGGTCTTCGAAATCTGGAACACTACCAACAGCAATAACCTTGCAATGTGTTGAGAGATGGATATCTGAACGATTAGACATTAAAGACCACGAAGCGATCTCGTAGTGGAGTTTCTTACCCACGTCGATACCCATTGTAATAAACTGTCCCGCTGTTGGGCCCATTACATAGGAGCCCATGCAGTCGTCAATCTCTTTGTCCGTGATGCGAGCGCCCTTAACCGTGTGCGTACGACCAAGTGTTGAGTTCCAAAACTCTTGCTCATCAGTTGGGTTTGTTTGCGCATTAAGGTAATCAAGCGCGATCTTGGATGGTGCTAAGACTGTTGAGAAGAGTTGCGAGACGTGGAAGCCCCTGATTCTGCGGTCAGGGTACTTCGCAACCCATCGCCCTGTTGAGAGCCAATCAGTTTTTGCTGCATGATTGAGAGGGGACTTACACTCATGGCAAACGATATGCGACTTGTAGATATCAGGATCATCATAGTTCTCTGCTGTGATTACGAGACTGTCAGGGAATGTTAAGGTCGTTAGCTTACCACAATGCGGGCAGCGGAAATGGAAATATTCTTGAGTAGATTGAAGGAAATGCTTATGGATACCAAAGTTTTCAATGGTGGGCGTAGACAGAAGGAAAGCCTGTTTTTCGACTTGTCCAGACATGCGTTCGAAGGCCAGTGTTATGTTGTCTTGCACCATTTCGTCTACTTCGTCGAAAATCGTTAGTCCAACGGGGATGGATTTAAGCTGGCTCCTCGACCGTGAACCACGGATAAACAGGTTGGCATGTCCGGCTCGCTTGTGGCCGATGTTCTTAACATCAGAGAAAAGATTCTTGAGATGAGCACTGCTCTCTAGAGCCGGGTCGAAGCGCGATGTGGAAAAGTCGTGAGCATCGGGTGTTGAGGCCGGGAGCATATACAGAACTGAGGTGCCGTTTACATCAATAGCGAAGAACACCTTGTTGAGGGCCGTTTCTGTAAATCCTAACTGAGCACCCTTCATCCCAACCATTTTTTCAGAGGTGCAGTCGTGCATATCACGACACCACGGGTGGTGATCGAATCGGAAGGGTCCGGGTAATGGCTGTCCCATGATCCGGTACTCTTCCGACCACTTGGAACATGAAGTTATAGATTTCCTTCTCAGACCGGAGTATATCCGCTCTGCGAGGAGTTTCTTGAGTGGATGGACTGCTGTTGTCATTATCCTGCAACCCCCACTGCTGTTCCGGGTCCGATGCCAGAGGAAACGGCTCCAATATCCGGATGGTGCGGGTCGTATGCGTCACCGTCCACGTCCTTGAAGACGCCAGAACCTACGCCGGCGTGACGGCACGGCGACCCGGCCTGCAGACTGAAGTCGCCCGCGGCAGGGTCGGTCATCAGCGGGTCGGCCTCGAAGGAATGCGCGTCTGGCGAGTCGCCCTGCCGGTCGGTGAGCGCCTGCCACTGCGCGAGAGACTTGTCAGCTCCTGAGAAGTGGAACGGATTTGTGTATCCGTGGTAGCAGTTGTGGTCCATCTCTACCCTGCCGAGGACAGCGCCCGGTTCGTAGATGGCGTAGTCTGCGGCATTCGTTGTCTCGAAGATGTTGTTGTACGCCAGGAGCATCAGTACGTCGTCGCCGTCACCGTTGGCGTCATAGACGCCGTACTGGCAATCGTAGAAGGTGGATTGGCTAAGATGCAGAGTACCCGGCGGGGCCGTGGGTGATGCGTTCGCGGAGTAGATAGCTGTTCCCATGCCATCAAAAACACATGCACGGACAATCGGATACCGTCCGTTCTGTGCGTATATCCCTACACTACCTCCCGTAAACGTACTCCGTTCAACTTCCGCGCCCCGCCCCTCAGCGAACAGCCCCCAGCGGGTGCCGGTGTAGGAGCAATCGTGCATGTACAGGTGTATCCCGCCCGAGAAACCTCTGGCGTTGTTTGAGCCTGTGATTGCGATATTATCATACTCGTGCGCGTAGCCTCCACCGGCGGCCACACCGTACAAGTCAACAATCGTGCTATTGATCGTCATACCCTCAACGTAGCAGCAGTCCACGGTGTTCAGATTGAGCGTGTCCGCCGCCAACCCGCTGTTCGTAAGCGTGACGGCATCCTCGCCAGCAGCAGCCTGAATCACGAGGCGACGTTCGAGAGTCGGGCGGAGGGCGGCATTGAGCACGATGTCTTCGGTGTACGTGCCGTCGTAGAACTGGCAACGCTGTTCGGTAGCGAAATCAGCGCCACCCTGATCCGTATGTACGGCATCAAACATACCCTGTCCTGATGACCACGCGTTATAGATATCGAGGTCATCAAGATCATCCCAGTTTGCTATTGTAACTCCGGCGTTGGCTTCAAGAGTTATTGTTGTGTCCGTGTGGCTGATAATTGCAGCTGTTTCAGTTTCAGTTGCATTAGTTACATAACCTTCACGATAAGCATTACCACCGGGGAGATTACCAACTGTTAAGGTGATCGTGAATGTACCGTCGGCATGATCAACTGCTGCACCTGATTGTGTATCGTCACGATGTGATGGAGAATTACGCGCACCATAGTAGCCGGTGCCTGTATGTGTGATCGTTTTGGGAAGCATTTTGATGATTTCTCGAACCCGTATTGCACGGCTCTGGTCTTCGGCAATAAGCTCCTGCGATGCGTCTTTACTGACAGGTTCATCGGGATCATAGTTAGGACCAAAGGCGGCTTTGATTTTTGATGCTGCCGCACCAAAACGATCTTCGAAGGTCACGGGGACTAAACGACCGTCGATAATTTTTAGGCGTCGGGCGTGGAGACCCATGCGCTGTTCCTGCGTTAGATCGAGTGTTACTTCGGCGAGCCCGCCTGCATCGAGTTCAGAATCGGCATGTCTTATGGAAGAAAACTTACCTGCATAGTCGCCAACGTTTCGATCATCGGCGGAAAGATTAGGATCAGCCAACTGAAGACGGGCACGGGCCTGCTCTGTTGTCTCGCCGAGCCCAAATTGAAGATTACGATGATACGCAACACGACAAGGAATCGTACCCGGACCCTTCGGAATCGGCGGATTATAGATTGGTACCAGCATTACTACCTCCTTTAGACCGCCTTGACCCGCAGAATCAGCTTCACCCACTTGAGTGATGTTACGGAATCGATAACCGGAACGATCAGATCGCCCTTAGTCAGGGTCTTGGTCCATGCAGTGAGCGTCGTGTCAATAGATTTCTCTGCGGCGGCGATGCTTGGTGGTGCGGCGGCGACGATGGAATCACCGTTAACAGGGTGGACACCCGCTTCCCACAGCGCGTAGGTTGTCTTCCACAGATCGATCTGAATCGAGCCACTCTCTCCTGCGACGAGCACCGCGGCCACTATTTCACAATTGAAGGGGACTTCCAAGACGGCGTTGTGCTTCTCACCAACGCCAAGAACAGCACCACTGTTGTCGAAAGCGAAGGCGAGGGAACGCGTGAAGATGTCGAACTTATCTGCTAAGTCCTGCGCCGCGTCATCAGCAACGGCAAGGTTGCCACCGAAACTTGTAGTATCGAGCTCGACAGCCGTAGCAGGGTGCGCGCCGTCAGCATCACGATTACTCAAAGCTTGGTGATCTGTTGGTAATGTTACGGCAGCGGGGGAGCCGAGATCAACCTTTCTATAATCGGTTATCGGGCTGCGGAACCTTGCTTTGACGGCGTTGCCGTAGCCGTCCGATGTTTGGATGATAATCCGATAAAGATACCTTATCTCCTCGAAGGGGAGATCCGTCAGGTCGAAAGAGGCAAGAGGATCAGCGTTACGAGCATCATTAAGCGTATTATATGTCGCTTGCCCAAGGATTACGGCAACGGGCTGACTGAATGAGTTGCTGCCAACGATTATAGAATCTGTGAACTTACCGTTAGCAACCTCCGTCAGCCCCCAAACGCCAGCGCCGCCGGCGTCGATATTGTTGTAGTTGACACGTCCTGCTGTTTCGTAGAGAGGGTATGTGTTTGCTACTTTCTCGCGCCAGAGTCCCGCAGCAGTGCTGCGATACAGGACCGGTAGCTCAGCAATGGGGTCAAGCTCCTGCTCGAAGCGCCCTGATCCGGCTCCGTCGACAATGGGGATTTCTAAATCCTCATCCCACAACGTCCCGTCGGAGAGCGCGACTTGGGCATGCGTATCCGAGGCGCCGGTCTGGTCGAGGAGCGCTGTTAAGTCAAGACCTTCTTGGAAAGCCGTACCAAGAGTGAGATGCTCTTTCATGTGGACAGACCACGGGTAATTTGAGCCGTGTCGTTCGTCGAAGAGTCCTGACAACAAAGCCTTGCTGTTCGTTGCATCCCAATAGAAAAAGGCGACAGGGGCGTTGTTCTCGAAGGACCAAGGCGTTTGAGAGGCGGTTAAGACGCCCGCTGCATCATAGTAAAGATACCAAATTCCCTCAGCGATTGCGAAATCCGTTCCGTCGCCTGTGAGAGTTTCTGTAGTCTTGCTGTACTTGACGCTCTTCACCCAAACGTCGAAGGTGGTGCCAACGGGGGCTATTGTGAAAACAGTTGTACCATCGTCCCATGTTATCGTTACGTCGCCCCATGCTAACCCGTTTATCAGTTCCTCGCTGCCGGTGCCGAAGGGACTACTGAGCACCCACAACGGATCAATAAACCCGTAGTATTCGTCCTCGTCAGAGATGTATGCTTGCCAGCCCTCAATAGGAGTACGAAATACCCATGACGCTCCCGACCAGACGGCTATCTCGTTATCATGGCCGACCCAAGCTCCCGTGGCTCCCGTTGCGGGGATGATGTACGTGTCGCCCTCGCTTGGTGCGCCGGGCGGGGTAGCGGTTGTGATGCTTAGAACATTGACAGGGGCCGCGAGAGCAGCACCGCCTGACGCTCCGGGTACTCCTATGAATCCTGGGCTGATTATGGCCATCATTATCTCCTAAAAGATCATTATGATCACGTCGTCACCAACAGTGCCGAGTATATGAAGATCGCCAGTGCTGTCCACGGGCATCACGTCTGAGGATGCACCCGGAGGTATGAACGCCGGCTGTTGATTCTTGTCGCCAAAATACAGATTAGCGGCGTTGGTAAGGGGCGCCTGTAAAGCGATGCCCTTCGTATGCCGCGAGATTCCGTCTCCCACAAGCGTGCGGACACTACTGGGCGTTGCGGCGACAGGGACTATCTTAAACATCTTCGTTCCTTTCCGCGACTGCTAAGATGCCGTCGGCGATCTTCTCGACATCAGGTGAATCCCCAAGGGTATCAGAGACCACTGTTATCACCTCACTGGCGAACTGAAGGAGAGCTTGCTTGTCGAGAACCTGGCCGGTTCGCTCCTCCAGTTTATGGCAAGAGAGGACGACCTTTTCGATCTTCCCAATCAACTCGGAGACTGGTTGGCTCTGGATCATCACGTCCATCGGAGATTTAATACTGTTCAGGCGCTCCTCCAACATCATGCGGAGGATACCAATTTCGTCGCGGAGTGATTTTACGTCGCTACTCTCTGCCATCTGGTGGGCACGAGCATGGTACTTGGTGAGGCGATAGTTTCTTAACTCTAGGAGCGCAACGCGCTCCCCTGCTTTATTACCCCCATGGACAATGCAAAAGTTACTGTGTGGTGCAACAAGATTATCACATTGCCCCCTCGATGTCACCGCTTGGCAACGATTGGGCGAATCATCTGACTCTGCTCTGGCAACTGTTGCTTCCATGATTCCGCCCTCTCGCCAAAAGTTGTGGATGCGTAAACTATTCCTACTTACTATACGCCCGGATAAGGCGAAAATTAAAGAGAAAGTGTGGGGAATATATTTTGTCTTAGGGATGGAATCATGCGTCTTAGAGATAAGCGTCTTGTTTCGAGGTGCGAGAGATAAGCGTCTTGTTTCGAGGTGCGGGTGGCAGATTTTAAAATTTTGGATTTTAAAATTACGTTTTAAGAAATTCTACCTAACATTAAAAATTTGAGTATGGACATAGTATAGGGGGTAGGGTACCCTACTAGTATTATTCTCATCTAGTATTGATATTTGACCCACCCCTCTAGTATACAAGTCAGAGTAGTAAGATCAGCGAGTATCTATACTGTACTACCGTTGCATATTTCACGCCTCTTGCTTGTTATATACTATCTATTGTGTTCCGTTACTAGGACACACGTAACCCGTTGCTGCTCTTGACGTTATACGCCACGTCCACTATTCGGGACACAATTTATACTACTTCCCCATAATCAGACATGTGGGAATATCCTACACAAATGTAAATCCCTGTGCTGCAAGGACTTACAGCCCGATGCTAACATCCGTTTATTGGCATGGCGCTTGCCATAGTAGGGTGTTGCGCCGCGTACCATCGCGCAACTAGAAACGGAGCGGAACATGCGGCATACTATGCTAGGTATCATTCCTGTTCGCTTGCAGCATGGCGTCCGTTTCGTGGAAACGAAAGACTCATCCCGCCGTCATTTGTCAACAGATACAACCGGCGGATTACAGGAACGACTGACAAGAGAGTCTATGGACACGCTCCGAGAAACCGGGCGCATTTACTGGAAACCGGAAACGCGCGCCGAGAAACGTATACTCAGAGCGTGTATCCACAAAGCTAGAAACGGAGGGAAAACATACTAGACTAGCAGATCAGTCGGGACAGACGGCGTATCGCCTCTACCCCGCATCAGTATAACTCGGACGCCTCCCGCACCTCGCCACTAATGACGAGGAACCCAATCAATATACCAGCCACGTCTATTAGTGGCGAGGTGCGGGAGGCGTCGAACATTAGGGCGCTCAATCCTACCCCATGGCTCTGAAGTCCCTATAATGGGTAGGATGTGGGTAACCATGTCAAAAAAGACGCAAGAAGCGGAAGCACTGGGCATGATCGCAAGAGAGGATATCATGCTCGGCGGAAACGTTCGGCTGAAACGGAACCTCAGGACTCGTGAGTTGGCTGAGGATATCCGGGCCAACGGGCTCAAGAGTCGTATCGTCGTCGGCAAGATCGGCAAGGAGACACACCTTATCGCCGGTTTCCGACGCATGGCGGCCATCGAGCTCGGATTCAAGCTTTGGCCGAACACGCTCAAAGGGTGGTTCCCAGGCGGCAAGGTGCCGGTGATCGTAAAGTCCGGCCTGTCCGCGGAGGAGATCGAAGCCGAGAAATGCGATCATGGCAACATGGTCGGATTGTCACACAAGTTCGAGATCACGCTCAGCGTGGAGCACCTGAGAAGGGCGGGACTGACGGAGAAGGACATTGCGACGAAGCTCGCTGGTGTCCTGGACACCGTCTACCCCTTGGAGCCGAGTGCAAGGAAGAAGAAGGACGCTTTCGACGAGAAGATCGCCGAGGCGCGCGGCATGGCAAAGGTCAAGCTCGAAGCGGAGAAGGCCGAATGGTACCTCGGTTATCGCCGGGGGATCATCCAAAACCATGTTCGCATCGTTCGGACGCCCAAGGTCATATGGGCGACCGAGTATTACAAGGCCGAAGGCGAGAAACCGGAAGGGTTCGATGGTGTGAACCTCCCCTCCCGCCTGACGCAGTCGCAAATCCGTAAGCTGGACAAGGCGCACAAGGCGGACATGGACGACGTGACCTCGAAGGTCAACGGCATATCCAAGTTCTCGCGGGAAATACCGGGTCCGCTCTTCTCCGACTTGTGGGCCAGCATCCTCGAAGCAGAGGCGAAGGAAGGGCCGATGAAGGCGGTCCGCGCGAAGGCGATGTCCGCGAAGGACATGCGGACGGAGCTGACCGAAGGCGCATGGAAGTCGGAAGGCTTCCGGAGACTGACCGCGCATCACAGCGGCGAGGAGATCGAAGGTCTCACCCAGGCCGACGCAATGCTCTACTATGCCGAACTGGCATCGAAGTATGCCAAGGACGCATGGAAGGCGTGCGTAGCCGTCGGCAAGGATGCCGAGAAGGCGCTGCGCGAAGGCAAGGAACCTGCAAAGGTGTAGGTTTCTTATAAACTGCTGTGGGGTAGGATTGAACGTCCTAATGCTTTGGTGCCCCTCGCACCTCGCTGCAAGGGAGGTGGATAAGCAGCGAGGTGCGAGAGGCATGGAAAGGAAATGCATCATGATACAATGGGCTAAGACATCTAACGGTGTCACATTCTGGTTGCAAGGTCGAAGGGTCGATGTTCGGAAGAGCATGGGATGCTATGTGGTGCGGTCTAGGCTGTTTGTGGGGATCAGGGACGCTGCGGCATATATCGCTACTCTGCTAGAAGGGGGCTGAAATGGAGGAGATTCACAAAATCCTGTTTCGTACGTATGGTGTCGAGTCTCACTTCCGTGGGCCGGATATGCTGATTGTGTTCGGTCAGGACACATGCGTCGAAATCCATAAGGTAGGGGATTGTTACGACGTAAAGGACGAAGGGTCCGATCTCACACGCTGCTACACAACGATTCCTGAAGTCATCGCCTATAGTCTGGGGGTTATCGGCCAATGATAATCTCGGACATAACCTGGCCGTTGGAACGGGCGGGGATCAATGTTACTGTGGATGGTGATAGACTGATCTACAAAATCTGGACATTTCATGAAACAAGAATCGGGTGCTACGAAGGGAGGAGGGTCGATGGCACAAGAGTCGTGCTGGCAGGGACTGAAGGCGTTGTTGCGTTCATACTAGGATTGTATGCCTAGACCAATCCTAATGTCGGAACCCACTGACAAGGTCTAATCTTACAAAGTAAATGCACGCGTGTGTGTGTGATGCGTGATTCACGCATCATGATGCAATGCCTCTCGCACCTTAGAGGCTCTAAGGTGCGAGAAGCTATGAAGCTAAAAAGTCAAAAGGCTATACTATGTAGGTTATACTAGACACGCAATACTGGACGCTAGCCAGATAGCCATAATCATGAGTATAGCCACGAGATACGGGAGGGCTATTAGTATACTATCATGGAGTTGCCAATACGGCAAATACCTTCTTAGTAACCATGTCAAAATGACACGGTCAAAATGACATGGTATGTCAAAATGACACGGTCAAAATGACATGGTATGTCATAATGACATGGTTGCTAAGAAGGTATAGCCCCAAATAAATATACTAAGATGGTGACACCCGCACCTCGTGAGTATACCCTAAGGAAGTATAACATCACCCTGTAAGTATACCCTAAGAAAGTATACATCCACCTCGCAAGTATACCCTAAGGAAGTATACCTATACCCCAAGGAAGTATACCCACAATAGTATACCAAGGTGGTGCCACCCGCACCTCGTAGGTATAGCCTGACATTCTCGGTATATCCCCAAGTCATTTCCATTATACTAAGATAATTTTCTGAAGTCGTAAAGGCAAGAGCGCCAAGGACTTACGACTTCACCACTTACTTACTCTAAACCATAAACCCCAAAGCAGTGAGGCAACTTACGACGTAACTCAAGGCTCTTCCCCAACTTACTACTTTGACCTACTACTATCTATTATATTTCTTTCTTTCTTTCTTTCTTTCTTTCTTTCTTTATATATATAGAGATGAGGGGCCATCTAGTCAGTCGCCCGTAACTCGAAGCTCCGCTGCAACTTACGTCGGCCCTTCGTTTGGCAATGTTGCGCCGTTTAAGCACTCTAAGCACCTCATCCCTCATTCCCTACGCCCACCGCTTAGCCGCCGGTAAACGACTCTTGTCCGATTTAAGGAATCAAGGTATTGAGACGAAAGCATGGCCTAACTCCTTAATGTTCTTATCACAAATAGCTTGCTGCCTTGCCTCTCGCACCTCGACACTCTTTCGACACGCCTGTCTATTTACACAAATGAATCTTACATCA